GTTTTAAGAGGTAAAGGCACAAACGTTCTGATTAACAGTCTAAAAAAAGAGTTTGATGTATCGTATGGATACGCTAGACGGTTAGCAGTGACAGAATCAGCAAGGGTATATTCAGAGGCACAAAAGGCCAACTACGATTCTAATGGTGTTGAATGGTATCAAGTCATGACCGAATTAAAAGCGTGTCCGATTTGCCAACCGTTCAACGGGAGAATCTTCAAAGTATCAGAGATGGTTCCAGCATTGAACGCTCCACCATTTCATCCTAACTGTAGATGTACGACGGTTCCGCATTTTATGATAGATCCAAAGCGCGTAGGCAGAGATGAAGAGTTTTTACATGCTGATATGAATAATAAAAACCAATCTAGCAAGTATATTGCTGAAGACAGTGGAAAGATGTATAATCAAGATACAAGGGAAACTAAAGCAAGATTCTATAGCGGGCAACTGTTGTCTAAGATTTCGAAAGCAGAGCCGAAAATTACAAGCGATATGCAACGGATTGCTGGAGAAAATCAATTGGCTGGTCTTGAATTTCGAAAGAAGACAGCTGAGTCGTTAGCTCGTAAAATTACAGCAGATAGCCAGGTTGAAAATATAAGCTCGGCTGAGGCTGCAAGTAAAATTAACGATGCTTTGAGGTACACAACCATTTTCGATTCCGACACTTTTACAGAAGAGTATTCCAAGATGAAGCAAAAACTTATTGCAGAGGGGTATCGAGTTGTAAAAGTAAAAAACACTTGGATAACAAATGGACCATATAAAGGCGTGAATACAGTTATTGAAAAAGATGGTGTCAACTTTGAAATGCAGTATCATACTCAAGAAAGTTTTGATTTAAAGAATGGTCCGTTACATGAGTTGTACGAAAAACGTAGGCTATCCTCAACAACTAAAGCAGAGAGACATAAACTTGATGCTGAAATGGTAAAATTGAGTAAAACATTGAAAGTGCCGAAAAATATAGAAAGGGTGGAATAGTATGGAAACAAAATATTTTTTCATAAAAACAGAACATCCTCAAATTGTACGCTATAGTGAAGGTGAGACATCGGTATATAGCGCAGAAAAAGGTTGGACAGAAAACGAATCTTGGTATGTCCGTATATTTTTTGGTGACTTCACAGATTTTGAAGAAATTTCAGAAAGCGAGGCATTTGCTTATATTGATAGGATGGTGGTAGCATGATTGATATTGCCTTAGCTATCGCTAAAAAAGCACATGCAGGTCAAGTGGATAAAGCAGGTGTTGATTACATACAACATCCGCTATATGTAGCTAGCCAAGTCACGACTGAACAGGAAAAGGCTGCGGCTATACTGCACGATGTAATTGAAGATAGCGATGTAACTGCCGATGATTTGCTGATAGCTGGCTTGCCAAACGAAGTTGTTACGGCAATACAAATATTGACAAAGAAAAAAGGTCAAAGTTATCAAGAATATCTTGAAAAAGTGAAATCGAATGATTTAGCAAGAGTTGTAAAACTTGCAGATTTGAAACATAACTCAGATTTATCACGCTTGAAATCTGTTACCAACATAGACTACGACCGTGTTGAAAAATACAAAAATGCAATTCGTTATTTAAGCACCTAGAGAAATCTAAGTGCTTTTTTTGTGCTCAGAAATGAGCGAGAAATGAAATATCAAAAAATAATTTAACCGTATGGAATCCCGTACGGTTTTTTTATTGTCCAAGCATTGAAGACTTTAAAAGCTATGGAAATTACAGTCGGGGACGACTTTAAAAATAGGAGGTTCGAAATGAACGAAGAAACACAAACAGTCGAAACGGTTGAAGAACAAAAGGTACCTGCAGAACCTGAAAAACAACCGCAAGACGAGAAGAAATACACGGACGCAGATGTCAATGCTATCATCGACAAGAAATTTGCTAAGTGGAAATCAGAGCAGGAAGCTAAGGAGAACGAAGCAAAAAAGCTACGTGAGATGAACGAAAATCAGAAAGCTGAGTATGAGCGTAAGAAACAAGCTGATTACATTGCTGAACTGGAAGCTAAAATCAATCGTAGCGGACTAGAGCGAGAAGCCTCAAAAATGCTTTCTGAGGGCGGTATTGCAGTTGATGATAAAATCCTAGGCTTAGTTGTCAAAGATACCGCAGAGAGCACGCAGGAGGCTGTAGAAGGCTTTGTTGCGTTAGTAAATGAACTTGCTGATAAAAAGGTCGGCGAGAAGCTAAAAGGTAAGACGCCTAAGAAGATGGAAGACACTTCGGCTGGTGAGATTACCAAAGAACAATTCAACAGAATGGGGTATCAAAGTAGAAATGAATTACTGCAAAATAACCCAGAATTATATCGTAAATTGAAAGGATGATAAATAAATGACACAAACTAAAATTGCACAAATGGTAAACCCAGAGGTGCTAGCTGATATGGTTTCAGCTAAGTTACCAAAGATGATTAAATTTACACCTTTAGCTTACGTTGAGCGTGAGTTAGTAGGACAACCAGGAAACACTGTAACAGTAGCTAAATGGGTATATTCTGGAGATGCTAAAGACATCACTGAGGGTGAAGCAATCGTCCCAGACCAATTAACTACAGACAAATCAACAATGACAATCAAGAAAGCTGGTAAAGGTGTCGAAGTAACAGACGAGGCTTTATTATCTGGTTACGGAGACCCATTAGGACAAGCAGCACACCAAATTTCATTGGCTATTGCGAACAAAGTGGACAACGATTTAGTTGTTGAGGCTAAAAAAGCAACACAATATGTTGATGACGCACCTACAACTGGTGCTGCACTTGATAAAGCTTTAGCAGTATTTGAGGATGAAGAAGACGCTCGCTATGTTGCCATCGTAAACCCTAAAGACGCTATTGATTTACGTGCTGATACTGTTAAAGAATGGGTACGTGGTTCAGAAATCGGTGCGAACATTGTTATTTCTGGAACATTTGGAGAAACACACGGTGTTCAAATCGTGCGCTCTAAGAAAGTAGAAAAAGGAAAAGGATTCCTTGTTAAAGTTTCTGCTGTTGAAACAGATACAGACGATGTAGCGAAATATGGCGCTTTCGTTATCAACCTAAAACGAGATGTAGAAATCGAAAAAGACCGTGATATTCTAAAGAAAACTACAGTTATTACTGGTGATGAGCACTATGGTGTGTACTTATACGACCCTACAAAAGTCGTTAAATTTGGAGGGAATGTTTAATGGGGATGATGTTACGACGACATCACCCTAAAAAGCCTGTTGAAACTGAAGCTATTAACTATAGCGAATTAACGGTTAAAGAACTGCAAGATATTGCGAAAGAGCGTAATATCAAAGGTTATTCAACGTTGAACAAAGAGGAACTTATCGCAGTATTGGAGGGATAACATGGTAAATATCGCTCAAGCAAAGATATTGCTAGGGATTGAGGATGAACTTCAAGATAAGTTACTAACAACCATAGCAACGTTGACTACCGCTAATTTTTTAGCTTACGCAGGCGTGGATGATGTCCCTGAAAGCCTTGAGTATATTATTACTGAGGTTATTATTAAGAGGTTCAATAGAATTGGTGCCGAGGGAATGAAAATTCAATCCCTAGAAGGCACTTCAATGACATTCAATGCTGATGATTTCAGAGAATACGATAGTGTGATTAAGCGAGTTTTTTCAAAAACATTCAATGCGGGGTTTAAGATGCTATGAGATATAACGAAAGAGTGGAAATTATCGCTAAGCAACAAGAAGAGTATGATCCAGAAACAGGCGAATATACTTCAAACGAAGAAGAAAGACTTGTCGTTCCAGTTCATGTAATGGACTTGGGGATTGATAAGCAAGTCGCAGTCTTTGGAGAGTATAAACGAGGTTCAAAAGTGGTTTATTTCCAAAACACGCCTAAAATCTCATTCACTTATCTAAACTATCGAAATGACCGCTATAAATGTAGAGCAGATAAGCAGTCTGGAAGAGTATTCTATTTAGAGAAGGATAATTCTGTTGGGTAGCTTACAATTTGAATTAAAAGGCCTTGAAAAGCTTCAAACTAAACTTCAAAGAGTCGCTAAAATGGAAGAGGTTGAGCGCATCGTTGAGAAACACGGTACTGAAATGCAGAAAAAAGCAGTAAACAACGCTTCTAAGTTTAGAGGACACTATGAAGGTAGAGGTAAAAATAAGCATTTTGTCAAACCGACAGGGGCGACTAAACGCTCTATTTCTGTTAACAGTAACAAGGTAGGCAGATTCAAATATAAAGTAGCTCCAGGGACTGCTTACGCCGCTTACGTTGAATTAGGGACTCGTAAAATGAGCGCACAACCGTTTATAAAGCCAGCTTTTGATGACCAGAAAAAACTATTTAAAGACGATTTGGAAAGGTTGGTTAAATGAAATCAAGAGAGCAAGCAGTTTTTGACAGCGTGTTTAAACGTTGTCTTTTGTTAGGGTACAAAACATACGATTATAAACCAGACGATGACGCGCCTTATCCGTTTGTAGAGTTGGAAGATACGACTTCCATACTTGTTCCAAATAAAACGGATGTGAAAGGTACAGTCGAGTTGGTCTTATCGGTATGGAGTACTCGTAAAAAACGAAAACAAGTATCAGATATGTGTTCGAGTATCTTAAGCGAAGCGATGAAGATTAGCGAGGCGGATGGTTATCATCTAGCCTTGAATATCTCGCAATCTACAATATCGCTTTTTGATGACAACACGACAGTCGAACCACTCAAGCGTGGTCGTGTTCGTTTAGTATTTACAATTTTATAAGGAAAGAGGTTAAATAAATATGCCAATTGCAAAAAAAGGGATTGATAGTATCCTATTATTTCGCTTGCTAAGCGAAGCAAGCAAAGCAGACGGTGCTAAATTAGCATTCCAAACTGAACATTCAACAGAAAAGAGCCGTGACACTAACTCAGTTAAAACTAAAGATGGAGTTTTACAATCTGTAGGCGGTATTGAGGTTTCAATCACAGCGACAACAATCATGGCGGAAGACGATGAGCTTGTTGCAAAATTAGAATCTGCTATGGACAAAGGCGGACTCGTTGAAGTTTGGGAAATCGAGAAAAACGCTAAAAAACAAGGTGACAAATTCGAGGCTGTTTATTATCAAGGTTACTTGACATCGTTCAAGAAAACTAAAAACGCAGAAGACTTAATTGAGTTAGAACTTGAATTTGCTGTAAACGGAACTGGTGTTAAAGGTTATGCAACTTTAAACACTAGCCAAGCAGAAGTGGTTCAATATGAATTCGCTGATACGACAAAAGGAACAGCAAGTCCAGTTGCTGCAACACCTGGTCTAGGCGGTTAGAAATTAAGAGAGGTTAACGCCTCTCTTTTTTATTGTATTTTTTAGAAAAAGGAGAAAACAACAATGCAATTAAAAATCAATGATAAAACTTACAACATTAAATTCGGAGTGAAATTCGTTCGTGCGCTTGATAAAGCTTATCCAATCGAGCAACAAGGCTTGAAATTTGGAATGGCTCTATCTGCTAAAATCCCAGAATTATACGCTAAAAATATCGCATCATTGGCAGATATTATCTACTACGGAACAGTTACAGAAAGCCCGCGTCCTTCATTAACTGAGGTTGAAACATACGTTGAAGAGTGTGAAGATCTAGAAAAATTATTTGATGATGTACTTCAAGAATTAAGCGAATCGAACGCAGGAAAGTCTTTGTTACAGGAGATGAACCAAGGTCTCAAGAAGAAATAATTGAGAAATCATCTCTAGAAACGTTTGAGGAAATCATTATAAATTGTGTCCGATTTTTAAACATTACTGACATGAACGAGATCGGTCGTATGACAATGTACGAGTATGACTTGTTGATGACTGGAGTGTTGTTGAGAAAGCAAGATGAAGATGAACTCTTACATCGTTCTGCTTGGTTAACTAGACAGGTAGAGGCTACTAAGTCGGACGGTAAAACTCCTTTATACAAAAAGTACAGTGATTTTTACAAGAAAAAAGATACGAAACAAAAGTATCAACTCTCAGACAAAGAGAAAGAACTCTTACTGAGAGCGAATATGTAATGAGAAAGGAGGTATATAATGGCAGAAACTTATTCAGTTGAGGCGGTGTTGACCGCTGTCGATAAGGGAATGGGTTCTACTTTGAACGGGTTACAAAAAGCAATCAACGGACTTCAAAAATCATCGAATGCGTTTGATACGATTTCAAATAAGAGTTCGTCAATGTTCAAATCAATGCTTGGTGCCAATCTTGTTGGTTCAGCGATTACGTCCGCTTTTGGAAGTATCAAAAGTACTATGGGCGAAATGGTCGGAGAATTGAACAGTTCAAAAAAAGCTTGGGATACGTTTGATGGGAACCTCAGCAAGTTAGGCTGGGGAAAAGACCAAATCAACCAAGCTAAAGAGGCTATGCAGGACTATGCGACGAAAACTATCTACTCAGCCTCAGATATGGCTAGTACGTTCTCTCAAATGGCCGCAATCGGTCGAAACGATAGTGGCGAACTTGTAAAAGCTATGGGTGGTCTTGCTGCGTCTGCTGAGAACCCTAAGCAAGCAATGACGTCTCTTTCTCAACAAATGGTGCAGGCTTTAGCTAAGCCTAAACTTACTTGGCAAGATTTTCGTATCATGATGGAACAAGCGCCAGCAGGTATGAGTGCCGTTGCTAAAGAAATGGGATTGTCACTAAATGATTTGATTCTCAAAATTCAAGCAGGCGAAGTTAAAACGGATGATTTCGCTGAGGCGTTTAAACGTGCAGGTATGACCATGCAGGACATGGCTACTAGCTACAAAACTATCGACCAAGCTATGGACGGGTTGAAAGAGACGCTCGCAAACAAACTCAAACCAGCGTTTGATACATTGTCGAAGGCAGGTATCAAGGCACTTGAGGCAATCATGAACCAACTTGACAAGGTTGATTTCAATAAATTGGCAACAGGAATTGAAAACTTTGTAAGCAAGATTGATTTCGAGGCGGTTGTTGGGAAAATAACATCATTCGTTGGATCGGCTGTTGCTAAAATCAAAGAATTTTGGCAAGGCTTTACAAACACGAGCGCAATATCTGACTTTAAACAGGCGATGAGCGAAGTTTGGGAGGCTGTTAAGAAAGTATTTTCATCACTTTCTGGAGGAGATACAACCTCATTTGGCGAGAAGATTGGAAAAGCTCTAAGTATAGCCTCAAAGGGCATTCAAGCATTTGCGAAAATCGTTCAAAGCCTAAGTCCTGAACAAATTCAAGCAATCGCCAAAGCTTTTATTGGGTTTAAGGTTGCTCAAAGGGCAATAAAGCCTGTTGTAAGTGCCTTAACAGGACTAAGTAAGGTAGTAGGTGGGGCTAAGGCCGTTTTCGGAGGATTGCAAAGTGCCGTAAAAGTAGGAAGAGCTTTAAGTGGTATTGCTAAAGGCTCTCAAGCCGCTAGTTCGGCCTTAACTTTCTTGTCTGGAAGTTCAAAACTTGCTAAGGGTGCAATGATTGGACTAAACATTTTCAGTAAAGTGGGCGGTTGGATTGGTTCAGCAGTTTCAGCAATCGTTGCTTTCCTCGGACCAGTTGGTTTAGTTATTGCTGCGGTCGTGGCAATTGGTGCAGCTTTTGTTATTTTATGGAACAAATGCGAAGGTTTCAGAAACTTCTTCAAAGGCTTATGGGACGGAATTGTGAACGTTGCTTCAAAAGCTTGGGGAGGCATTAAAAATGCTTGGGACGGCGTTGTTGAATGGTTTTCTAACCTATGGAATGGTATCAAAGAAACTGCTTCAAATGTTTGGAATAGTTTCCTAGATACGGCAAAACCAGTAATCGAAGCTATTAAAAAGGCGTGGGATAGCATTACGGAGTTCTTCAAAGGACTTTGGGATGGCATTACACAATTCGCCTCGAATGTTTGGAATAGTTTCCTAGAAGGCGCAAAACCAATCGTGGAAGCGTTGATGAATGTATGGAACGCCTTGACGGAGTTCTTTACGGCATTATGGGACGGTATTGTTTCAATAGCTAAGACTGTTTGGGAAGGTATTGTTAATGTAGTAAAAGCGGTTGTTGAAGTGATAAAAGGCGTATGGAACGGCATTACAGAGTTCTTCACTAATCTTTGGAACGGTGTAGTAGAGGTTTCCACGAATGTATGGAATGGATTCGTTGAATTCATCACACCAATCATCGAAACAATCAAAGGTTTGTGGAATGGATTCGCAGAATTCATGTCTGGTATTTGGAACGGTATTGTAGAGGTTGCTACAAACGTTTGGAATACACTTACGTCTGTCGTTGAAGCGGTTTGGAATGCTATTCAGCAGGTTATAACGAACGCTATCCAAGTTATCCAAAATGTGATTACAACATACATGCAGATTGTTCAAAATGTATGGAATGCAATTTGGAATGTATTTACTACAATCGTTCAGACTGTATGGACTGTTATTTCAACGGTTATTTCAACTGTATTGAACGTGATA